ATTGCCGAGTGAAATTTGATTGCGTTGATATTGTTGAACGGGTCGAAGAACGGCGCATAGTTCGGGTGTCCATCCCACACCGCCGCAATACCATTGGAGATCCTGAAAGCGCGAGCCATTAGAACACGATCTCGAAAATCTTGTTTTTCATGTCGATCGTGTATTGGCCATCCGTCCGGCGCATCAGGCCGTCGGCGACGTTCCAATTGTAAACGTTAGCGGCGTCTCGAATGAGCCCGGCCGTCACAACACCAAGATTAGCCGAAAGCGCCGACAGGCTGGCCACGCTCAACTTGTTTGCCGTGATCGTTCCGTCGGCGTACATATCCCCTCGCAACGCGAGCTTAGTGACGCCGTTCACGGTTTGAATGCCGAACACTTGAACGGCAGCGCCGCCCGCCGTTCCGAGCTTTGACACTCGGAAATTGTCAGCGAGAACGCTAAACGTCGAGCCTGCGACAGCGTTTGCATCCAACTGCACAAGGCCGAGCACTTCCCCGTTATTCGATACGGCAACGCCGAATTTGCTTTCGACGCCGTTGATGCTTTGCGCAAGCACGGTGACCTGTGCCGATTGTCCGGCAACCGTTGTCGTGACCGTTTGAAGCGCCTGTGCCTGCGCGTCGAGATCGGTTGCGATCGCCGTAAACTGTTGCTGCACGGTCGCCGCCTGCGCGCCGAGTTGCGCAACGACGGTCGTGATCTGCTCGGCGAGGAACAAGTCCTGTTCCTGCCGAATGCGTTCCTCAACTCGGATCGAGGCGCGGTTTTCGGAGCTATCTAAAAGCGCGTTGATCGTCGCAATGTGCGCTTGCTCGGCCGATGCGATCGTGTCGGCGACCATCTGAGAAGCCGAGCCGAGAACGCTATCGACTTCAAAGATTAGCGAGAGTTCAAATCGCGTTTGAGCCGATAGCATTTCGGCTGTGATCGTGTCCGGCGGAACCTCGTAAGCAATCGCCGCGGCCGAGACGACTTGCGGCTCGCTTTCGGATGCTGACGAAAACCATGACGACCACGTTGTCGAGCGTTCCGGCAGCGTGACCGGGCGCAATCGCGCCTCATAGGTTAGTCCGCCCTGAATGCCATCGACCCAGGCATAAACAGCCGACGCCGGGTCGGATATGGTCCTTTGCAGCGCAACGCTATCGCCAACTTTTCGGTATTCGAGCAAGAGCGAAACGACGGTCGGGTCGGTGACCGCCGTCCACTCGATCACAAGGCCCGGCCGCTGCGTTCCGTCCGGCCCCGTAATGACGATCGCGTCAACGTCGATGCCCGAAACCGATGATAGTCCCGGTCCGGCGGACGCAAGGTCGATGACCTGATCGTCGTCGATTTCGTCCGTCGCGGCCGTCCAGTCGTCTATCGCGGCGTCCGTCTCGACAAGCACAATGTCGGATGTCAGATCGCGATTGCCGGTTTTCGACTGGATCACAAAAGTCTTTTCAACGTACCCCCGGCGCTCGGATGAGTATGTGATCCAGTCCCCCGGTTCCAAGCCGAACCATCGAGCGCGGACCTTCATTGATGCGCTGGCCATGCGGCGGGCTCGCCTGCGTTCCACCTCAAGAATGCGCTGCGCCTGCGAACGCGATGTGACCGCGACCAGATCAAGCGAACGTGTCAGCCGGATACCGCCGTCAGCGTCTTCATCCGTTGAGCTTGTGCGAGGAGGAAGCGCCACAGGCCCATAGGCTCGGCTCGGATCTGTAAACGACCCTTGGACCGCGTTGACGATCTCGTTACGGCTGCGCTTCGGCCGCGTCACAAGCGGTTCTGTCACGATGATGTCCGCGTCCGTCAATGCCGCAACGGGCGTTTGTGCAACGCCAGCCATGATCCGGTAAATCCCTCCCGCCTCGATCACCTCGCCGGCCATTGATGACAGTAGTGTCTCGATCATGTCGCGGCTGGATTGTGTGGCGTCGAGAACGACGTTGCAGCGATACCGCTTTTCCGTCCCGCCTGCTTTCTTGGCGATCAGCTCATCACAAGCGTTCGCCGCCGCTTCGGCCTCACTGTCCCGGATGGCGTCAACGGGCACGTTCATGCCGACCAGCTTTTCGCCGCCGACTGTAATCCCGCGCAAGATGTTAAAGATCGCGACGGCCGGATTGTCGGAATAGGCAGCAGTGCCCGTGCGGGGATCGGTCAACTTGATCCCGCGAACAACGAAACCAAAGTCGGGGATGCCTTCCGGGAATAGCTTTTCGTCATAGGTCATTTTCACAACGACGTAGCAAACATGCGTGCCTTTGTCGTTTGCCGTCCATCGGCCGCCCGATGTCGAGACGAGTTCACTGTCAGCGGTTTGACCGCTTGCGCCAGAATAGAACCTAACGACGAGGTTCGCACCGTAACCGGAGATTTGACCCGTGCCGCCGTCGCGCGACTTTTCCTTACCGTTGACGATGACCTTTTGCAGCGAATTGCATTCATGGTCCGCAAGCGCAAACACCATATGCAAAACTTTATTGTCGTCGCCGCTCAACTGCCAATAGACAAGCGATCCGCTTGTCGCCGTTTCCCCGATGATGACTTGGCGGGGCGGGTTGGTGTCGATCTGAAGTCCGAGCCGCACACCGCTTTGAGTGTCAGCCTTGGCGCTTTTGACTTTTGGGCGCAACTTCGTCGCCGCAAACGACAGACCAACCGCCAGACCAACCTGCAACACGGCAGAACCGACCGCACCAAGCCCAATGGCTCCGGCGATCAGCGGCGCAATGAATGGCATGTGGTGTTAGACCGCCCAAGCTCTAGCAATTAGGTTTCTCGGAACGATGACGCTTCCGGCCGGCTGCTTTGAATAGGCGAACGCACCATCGATCAGAGCGGGGCTCATCAAGACGTGTGGAACATTCGCCGGATATCCCAAGTCACCGCGTTGTGCGAATTTCGGCTCAATCTCGACGAAGTTCTGTTCTATCAATTCGAGAGTTGATGCGTACCCAGCGCGGCGGAGAGCCTTCAAAGCTCCTGCCTCGCTGCTGTACCCCCGTATGTTTTCGATTGCGTCAAATCCTATCGCATCCCGGATGAAGTCAAACGCGAAAGAGCAATCTGACGAACCCCACACGAACGGGGTATGAGCGTGTTTGGCGATCGTCTCGCGAAGGATCGTCGTCCAATTCTCGACGCGAACCGCGCGGCCCCTAGCCTCGGCTTGTACGGGTTGGGGACTGAGGGCCTTTTCTGCCCCAGTAAATATCGGTGTCGGCGTTGGCGTTTGCGGCGTGCTTAAAAAAACCATCCGTTGCGGCCACGCGCCGTTGATCAGCGTCGGATCGTGTTCGGCCTGTTGCTCGATTGAGTTCACGATTATTGCTTTCGATGAAAAGGCCAAGCGTGCTCAGATCGTCTTTCGCGTCCGAGATTGCGGCGTCGTCAATGAAGCCTGAAAAGACCGTCTCGACATGCAGGACGGAACCGTCTTCGTTCATGAAAGCCACGTAAAGCGTGCATGGTCTTTGATGCCAGTCTTCCCCGGCGACAACGGTCGTCACAGCCGACAACAAATTCGACACCGTGATCTTGACGTTCTCCGACGAAAGTTCAGAAGTGCCGGGGATGCCGTCGAAAAGAACGTTTCCGGCGAGCTGGTCATAAACCACGCTGCTAACCGTGATCGCATAGTCGCCGTTCCAAACGCCATGATCGCCAGAGTCGAGTGAGAACTTGACGAGATAGCGAACCGAAAACCGGCCTTCCTCTAAGAGATCGAGAACGCCAGACGGAAGCGTGATCAAATGAGCACCTGCTGAGCGCTGAAGCTGATCGATCCGCCCCGTGTTCCCTGCCGCGAGATCGAAGGCGGCCCGGTCAGGACCATTTCGCAATAAGGCGCTTCCAAAAGCACATCGATGCCGGTCACGATTCCGGGCCGAACGATCGGCTCAATGCCAACGGTGACGGATGACGCGCCACCAGTGGCCCCCTCAGTGACGCGGTGAATGTGCTGCTTTGTGCCGGCCGGGATGGATAGATAATCGCCCGCCTTCAAAACGAAGCTCGCGGGCAACTCGTTGATCGTGATCGTATCGCGGCCGGCTGCGATGTTCGAGAGATTTCCTGACCCGGAAAACGGCGAACCGGAATAGGTCAGTCCAGAAAATCCTCTGGGATAGGCTTGCGGCCACTTCCACAGTGCGGGGCGGCCCTTGAACGTCCTCAGACCGCCGCGCAGGGAGGTCAGCCACGCTTGCCATATGCCAAGGTCTTCGCGGCTGAGAGCTTGCGTCGAGTAATCAGCCACCCAATACGCAGGACCAAGATCGGCGACGTTCGGCGATGCCCCGCCCGTCAATGCCTGCGACTGCTGGTATGCAATCTCGAAAGAGCACGACCCGGTGAAACACCCGTCGAGCGGAAACGATCTTGGAAACGTGAGCGCCATTAGATGCCAGACCTCGCGAAGCGCGCGTTACGGTTGAATGTCTCCACGATCTGTTCCTGCACCATCTTTTTGAGCTGGGGCATGACTTCGGACTTGATTGCGTCCGCGCCGGCTTGCCCGCCTTGTACGTTAAACACGGGCGCGAAATTGACCGACGGCGCACTCGACGGGGAGTTAGCGCCCGGCATGGCCGGCATTCTCAGATCGACGGGTATTCTGCGGCCGTCAGGAAGCGGCACAGCGGCCTCGGGACCGGCCTCGCCAAAGATAGCCGCCGACTTAGAAACGCCGCCACGCGCAAACGTCGGCAGATTGACCGGCTTGCCATTGGCCGCGATGCCGCCCTTTGCAAATGGCGTGACCGATCCAGAGTAACCGCCGCCGAATAGAGAACTCAAAAGACCGCCACCACCGCCGGCCGGGCTAAACAAGCTGTCAAACGCCATATCCATGAGCTTGTCAGATACCTTGCCGAGTGCATTCGAAAGCGCCTCAGCGGCGCTCGTGCCTTGGCTTAGGTCGGTGATAAAGCCCTGCATTACGTCGCGCTCAAGATTGCGCCATTCCTCGGCCTTCTGCCTCATTTGCTCGTGGCTATCTTCCAGCTTTTCGGCTTCTGCCGCAGCTCTCGCGTAACCGGAAGCAAGACCATCTATAGACCGCTCTAGCTGAGGGGTGATCTGTAGTCCCTGCTCTTGAGCCGCAGAGAGTAGGCGTTGCTTAGATATCGCCTTTTCGATTTCTTCGTTATAGTTCTCAGCTAGAGGATTGAGCGCCGATCGCGCTGCCGTTTCGGCGTTGATCAGCGCAGTGCGCTCAAGCATTCGCGCCCGTTCGTCCTCGAAATCCTGCGGGCCTTTTTTAGTGCGTGATTTAGTGCGTGATGATGGTGACGCAAAATCCTTCAAGCTGACGGGCTTCAGATCTTTCTTTGTGGCCGCTGACCAGTCTACCGCAGCAACATTAGCTGCGGTGTTGAACATGCCGCCTAGCGCGGCACCCAGTTCTTTTGCGCGCTCGTTGACCTGATCGGTCTGAAATCCGATGCGGCCCTCGATCAAAGACGTGCCTTCAAGGAAGTCGTCTAGCGCGGTAAGGCCGACTTTCTCTCTGAAGGCGTTTTTCCAATCCTCGACGGCTTTCATGCCGTCAGAGAACGCACCAAAGAAACCTTGCACCCGTGGCTCGTTGCGTTCGAAGTAGTTACCTGCTTCTTCGACGGATGTAGCACCAACAGTTGCAGATACAAATGAAGGTTCAGCACCATCTGAAACAGGAATGACATCTGCATACGACACAGTTGATGTAAATAAGTTCTCAGGTTTGCAACGCGTCTCATTTGAGCTCGTAGACCGCAGCCAGCCACAATTTATGGAATTGATGATGGTCGAATTACGCAAGGCGTATGAGAAGGCAACAGATACAGCACTTCTAAACGCTTTCATCGCATCTGGAACAACAGCAGCGACAACAGCAGCAACAGCAGCAGGACTACAGTCATTTATCTCTGTAGAAGGTGCGGCAGCATACAAGGGTACAGGCGGAGACTTTGCTAACAAGCTAGTTGCAAGCACTGACCAGTGGGCAGCAATCACAGGATACGCTGACACAACAGGTCGCGCACTCTACTCAGCACAAGGCGCAACATACAACGCAGCAGGCACAGCAGTTGCTACATCTGTTCGTGGAAATGTCCTTGGTACAGATCTGATCGTTGATCACAACATTGCTGCTTCTGGCGTAATCGACAACTCAGCGTTCTTGGTTGCACCAGCATCTGTGTACACATGGGAATCACCAACAACACAGCTTCGAGTCAATGTTCTAACATCTGGCGAGATCGAGATCAACCTTTACGGATACTTGGCAATTTACCTTGCTAAGTCAGGTAAGGGTGTTCGTAAGTTCAACCTAACTTAATAAAAACAGGTAACTAAGTACGCTCTGAGGGGTAGTAGCCCTCTACCCCTCAGAGTCTTTAGAAAGGATCAGGATGTCACTTACAACAGTCGCAGAGTTACGCTCCACTCTCGGAGTCGGTACACTCTATCCTGACGCAACCCTTCAAGAAGTCTGTGACGCTACGGATGCAGTATTGCTTCCGATGCTCTGGACTAATGTTGTCTATAACATCGCGCATAGCAACACAGCCACAACAGGAACACTTTACTTTGAGGACAAAGTAGAAAAGGTCTTTTATGTGGGTCAGACCGTTGTCATTGGCGGTAACGGTTCTAAGTTTAATGGATCTAAGACTCTTACTGGAGTAGGCGATTACAACATCACCTTCAACATCACAGGCAATAACAACACTCCAGCAGTAGAGCATCCAGTCCTACCTTTTGGCACAGTATCAGCCGACACTTATGTAGATTGGTCATTAGACCCAGCAATCCAAAACGCAGCTTTGATGGTATCTGTTGAAATCTGGCAAGCGCGTACTGCAACCCTTTCGGGCAGTAACCTAGTCGATTTCCAGCCAAGCCCTTATCGAATGAGCGCACAGCTTCTCGCTAAGGTGCGAGGATTGATCGCACACGCCCTAAGCCCTAACTCAATGGTGGGTTAATGCCTGTTGCCATCACGACACTTCGCACCACTTTAGCGACTGCCTTAGTCAATAATGCTAAGTGGCAGACCTTCGCCTTTCCACCGGCAACAGTTCTTGCCAATTCTGTAATTGTGTCTCCAGATGATCCTTATCTGACACCTACAAACAATCAACACATCGGCATTAGTCCGATGGCTAACTTTAAGATCGTGATGACTGTTCCACTTTTTGACAATGAGGGAAACCTTAACGGCATAGAAGACACAGTTGTTAGCGTGTTCGCATTACTAGCAGCATCATCTTTGACTTATAATGTAGGCGCAATCAGCGCACCTAGTGTTCTCAACGCGGCAAGCGGAGACTTGCTTAGCTGTGAGATGTCCGTATCAATCCTTACGAGTTGGAGTTAAAATGTCCGAGTGGGAAACAGAAAACGAAGCCTTCCTGAAGAAAATCGGGCAGGTAACACCAGCAGTACCAAAGCCAGCACCTACCAAGAAAGACGAGGAATAATCTCATGGCTGTATTTCTAAATAACAATGTGGGCGTGAAGATTAACTCTGTTGATCTTTCAGACCATGTAACAGCAGTAACAATCAACCGCGTATTCGATGAACTTGAAGTAACTGCTATGGGTGACTCATCACACAAGTTCGTAAAGGGCTTAGAGTCATCTACAGTAACAATCGACTTCCTAAATGACTCAGCAACAGCAAGCGTCCTACAGACACTTCAAGCTGCATGGGGAACAACAGTCACAGCTGTATTCCTACAGACAAAGGGAACAGCGGTCTCAGCGACCAACCCTCTCTATACCGTGTCTCTGTTGATCAACAACACCACCGACATCAACGGCAGCGTAAGTGACATCGGAAGCATGTCGATCACATTTACTGCTAACTCAACAATTGCAGTAGCAACCACAGGCACATTCTAAAACTAAACTAAAGGGGCAAACCATGGCAAAACTAAAGATAGTTCGTACAGATGGAAGCGTACTAGAAGGCGAAATCACCCCAGCGGTGGAATACGCATTCGAGCAGTACGCTAAAAAGGGCTTCCATAAGGCGTTCCGCGATGAAGAAAAGCAGAGCGATGTCTATTGGTTAGCATGGGAAGTCACACGCAGATCAGGTGAGTCTGTTAAGCCTTTTGGGATGGACTTCATCGAGACGCTAACTAGTGTTTCGGTCGAGGACTCCGACCCTTTAGCTTAAAGCGCGATCTTCCGTTCACCTACCTAATTGCTAGGCTAAGCATTAGGTTGGGGCTCGCGCCACAACAACTATTAGAGCTTGACCGCACAATGCTTAACGCGTTGCTGCAAGGTCTTACAGATGAAGCGAAGGAGTCAACAGATGCCAACAGAAGTCGTAGGCGCGGTCGCACTCCGTAAGGCTCTAAATAAATACGCTCCTGATCTTGCTAAAGAATTGACAAAAGAATTAGGTGGAGTCTTAAAGCCTATTGTCAATGAAGCTCGATCTTATGTGCCATTGATTTCGCCAATGAGCGGATGGAGTCCAGTAGCTCAACCTCGCGGCAAGTTTCCTAAGTATGATGCTTTGGAAATCCGCAAGGGCATTATCTATAAGACAACACCTTCTAAGCCTAACCGCGCTGGCTTTGTAAATAACATTCGCATCCAGAATAAGTCTATGATCGGTGCGATCTATGAGACTGCTGGTCGCAAAAATGGTCAGGGGCAAAATTGGGTAGGCACTCAAGCAGGTGGCGCGTCTAAAGGCGTATCTCGCTCGGTCAATCCTTATGCTGGCAATCAGTTTATTTCCAACCTTGGTCAGCTGTACGGTTCTAACCGCAAGGGCGATCATCGCATGATGGGTCGCTTAATCTTTAGAGCTTGGGATAAAACTCAAGGTAAAGCTAACGCAGCAGTCTTTAAGTCGATTGAAAACACAACAGCAAAGTTTAATCGTAGAACAGCAATAGTTGATGTTAGGAGAGCAGCATGAGTAATGTAGCAATTAACATCGCCGCCGAGTTTACAGGTAAAAAAGCTTTCAAAGAAGCCGAAACAGCTACAGCAAAACTCACTAAAACTGTTAAGACACTCGCTGGCTCATTAGGTATCGCATTCGGCACTGCCGCGATTACTCGATACGGCAAAGCAGCAGTCAAGGCATTTGCAGAAGATGAAGCCGCAGCAATTCGTCTCACTCGCGCTGTTGAAAATCTAGGCATTGGCTTTGCAAATCCTGCTATCGCTGACTACATTTCTGAACTAGAAAAATCGGCTGCTGTTGCAGATGATGTTTTAAGACCTGCCTTCCAGTCTTTATTGACTACTACTGGCTCACTAACTCAATCTCAAAAATTGCTGAACGATGCCATTACAATCAGCAGAGCTTCTGGAATTGATCTTGCGACTGTTAGCCAAGATCTTGCCAAGGGTTATGTTGGAATTACTAGAGGCTTACTAAAGTACAACACAGGACTTACTAAAGCAGAAATACAATCAAAATCTTTTTCCGAGATTTTAGGGATTTTGCTTACCCAGTCAGCAGGTGCAGCTTCAGATTATTTAGACTCTACGGCTTACAGCATGGATGTCTTATCTATTGCTACTGGCAACGCTTCAGAAATTATCGGTAAAGGCTTAGTTGACGCCTTTGCGCGTATTGGCGGCGGTACAGAAGCCAGCGATGCGGCGATAGCAATTGAGGGCATTGCAGGTGCTCTGGCAAAGATAACAATTGCAACTGGTACTGCTATCGGCGGTGTCACCAATGTATTTAAAACATTAAAAAACTTGCCTAAGAATATTTTTCAAGGTTTTGCTGGTGCTCAAACAGGTGTCAATCTAGGCAAAACACCAACACCAACACCACAACTAAGCTCAACTGAAAAACAGCGAAACGCTGCTTTGGCAAAACTTGAAGCAGATGCAGCGGCTCGAGCTAAAAAGTTAGCCGCGTTACAAAAGGCTTCTACGAAAGCACAGCAAGATTCCTT